CAATAAAGGCCGATTTAGTGCCCCAAAACACGCCCCCAGCGCAAATTTGCCCCCAAATTTGCCCCCAAATTTTCACCAGCCCCCTTCTCATTCCGCATCCATTTTTTGCTACCACTGGAAATTTTTTATACGCCGTATTATTGCCACGCCATAAATCATCTCTCCCTGTATCCTGTCAAGGCCGTTCTCGATTAGTCGACATGCCTGTGGCCATTGCTCTACCGGACAAAGATTCAACGCTGCAGTTTATGAGTGATAGCCCTGGGTTGATCTCACGGCTATGACTGGCGACACACAATCAAATCTGACAGTCTGCTTTGAGCGAACAGCGGACTTTTTTCTTGTAAAGTGATGCTGAATATACCGCCAGAAAGGCCCCAATTTGTTGCTGACAGACTACCGGACGTCAGGAGATTCGATTACAGTTTATCCAGCTCATGTACGGTACGTTCATTAACAATATTGCCCGTATTCAGGGTTGATTTAGGCTCCAGTAAAACGACGCAGCACTCTTCGGTTAGCGCTTCAGGACAATGCTCGGTTCCTTTAGGCACAATAATAAATTCACCTTCGTCAAGATCGATATCGCCCGTTCTTAACCCCATCCGCAGGCGGCCGCTGATAACAAGAAAAAGTTCATCCTCATGTTCATGATGATGCCAGTCAAACTTTCCGGATAATTTAGCCAATTTGACATACCCGTCATTAATATCGCCGACAATTTTTGGACTCCAGCAATCGCTGAATAGAGCAAAACTTTCTTTCAAATTAATCTTACGCATTTATCTTCTCCGTCGCACATATATAATCCGGGAGGATTTATTTTTTCATAAAAAAGAGCCGGCAACGGGCAGTACGGCACTCAGCCTGGAGGCGATATCACGGCTGAAAAAGATACTCCGACAGACCACGGATAAACCGACTGCATCATGGGAAGCGGTCCGGCTCTTACGTCCGCTTCGCTTTGCGGCAAAATACAGCGCGAAAAGACCTGTGCTGTTGTTCGAAATAACAATACAGTCATCCCACACGCAGAACAACGGGTTTCCCGGTTATGAGGGCAGAAATTCTTCAATTCATAATTAATTGGCTGAATTCGCTATTTTTTATTTAGTGAATAATTTTCCGACTGGTTTTCATGTCATTATTTTTGTTTCTTTAAGTGAACAAACGCCCGGATCTACGACGCCTTACCTGGGGCCCTCTTCACCAGATAATGGAGTGGCGGAGTTAACCAGGCTCAAGGTGAGACATCACCACCGTTGCGCTAATCGCCGTTTCCGTTGAGCTGTACGTATGCGCAATCTGCGCGGAGAAAGCATAAAAATCCCCGGACTGTAATGTGATGACCTCGTGCTTGCTAAAACGTAGGAGCAGGGTTCCACTGTGAACCAGAATATGTTCATGCGTCCCGTCTGAATGTCCGGGACTGTGGATCGTGACCTGCGGCTCCATTTGCAAGAACCATATCTCTGAGGTATTGCCGGGGCCGATGCGGAATTTCATCATTTGCGAATACTCACCCGACACAGGACGATATTTTTCAAAACAGGGATATATCCTGCTGCTTCCGCTCAGTAAATCACCAACCGGTAAACGTAAAGAGGTGGCGATAGCGTCCAGCGTATCTACTCGGGGGCTGGAAGATCCTGACTCCAGTTTGGATAACGCTCCCTTTGAAACCCCTGACAATTTAGACAGCTCGTTTAACGAAATCCCACGTGATTGTCGCAGACGCCTTATTTTATTGCCGATATTTAATGACAACGCAGCGGTTTTACCTTGCCCTGATTCAGGCATTATTATGTCCCTCCCCGAATATAGCTTTCTCATCCGAATGAACGCCCCTCTGGGGCGATAGCGATACGTACATCACGATGCTGTCGCTGGCCTAATATATAATAGCTGCATAAATAAGCAGTAATTTTTCGTGTGCCCGCAATGCCTGCATACCACGCCTCAGATTGAGCACGACCTGCTTTTGGCTCAGATAGCCGTACATTCACTTTAAGTGTGGGGATGAGTTATCAGGTTGGTGATAACGTAGAACCACATCAGTCCAGAAAGGCAACAGGTGCAAAACCTTTTAATGTGTACTGACGTATTCATCGTTATTGCTTGCGACGTCCGCTCCTGGCACAAAGCAGACGCCCATTCTCACGCGAATGCTTTGCCCTTACCCAGCCATCGACCGAATCGCTTGCCCCGTAACTATGGTTTTTTATTGGAACCTTCGTCATAAAACAAATTGTAATAAATTGCTTTTATTAGACATCTGTCAGAATCTATATGATCAGCACGAGTTGCATGCTCTAATGTTTCAAATGCTAAAGTATGCGCGGCCTCAGCAAATATCCCAGGCCAACCCATGCTCAGCATAGAAAGTCCTTTGAGGACTCTTATCTGAATCTCCCTCATACTGGCACCATCACGGGCAATAGGTAAAAAAAAGTCTTCAAGTAGATCGCTGTTCTGAAGTGGCGCAACATGTATTGAAGGATATGTCACATCAATTTCGTCAGATTTATTCTGCGCATACGCCGATAGTATCCGTACACCTCTGCCAATGACATCAATTGCGGTGCCTGGATCGTTCACTGCCGGTGAAAGGGCTCTGCAGGCTATTTCAGCCATGACGCTAAGACAGAATCGGGGATCCTGAGAAAAGGAACGTACATCCGAGACAATGATCGTCCCGAGCAAATCGGTTCTGATTGATGGCCCCTGCCCCTGACTCAGATACAAAACTGGCATCGACGGATGAATGAAACTGCCCGGTTGCGCCACAAGATAAACATGTCGAGGATCCTCAGACAACAGCTTGCCGAGTTTCACCATATCAATATATTCAACATAGCCAATCATCTCCGGATAAACTGCAACCGTTCCGTTTGGTTGTTCATTGTTCTCAAGCCATGGATATCCGCCCAGATATGGGCGTTTTGCTCTTTCAACAAATGCTTCGATCGCCGCCTGCTCAACCTTTGCAGTCGTCTCTCCAACCCTTCCCAGAGAGGTCAAATGCTGTATCCAACGAAGCAATGTGATGAGAATTAAACCAATGACCACCAGTGTGACAACGAATAAAATGACTCTCCCCCTTTCTCCGTAGGCTCCCATATTAAGAGCAATGATCCCTACCAGACTGAAGAGAAAGGAACCGATGAATGTGGCCAGTACATTTTGTGTGGTTACGTCTTCAACAACTAGACGTGTAGCTCTTGGTGTCACATTAGTGGTAGCTGATCCGTACGCTGTGACCATGATACTAAGCGAAAATGTGGTAACTGCTAGCATACTCGATGCCAGTATATTTAGTATGTTATCCACGGCTTCTGCGCCAACCTTCACCGATACCGACTCAGGGATCATTGATTTAAACAGAATTGATAAAAGAGCCGTCATTATCGCTACAATTGCGAATAATGCAGCCCTGAACCATAACTTTTTAAATACCTGCTTCAGAATCCATTGCCAGCGTGAGATCATTTGCATTCCCTCGTATTATGGCCAAGATAAATTAATGCCGCCCTCCAGGGCGGCATTTGATTGTATTAACGAACTAAGTGCAGGAAGTGCAGATGTTTTTCGTACTGGTCCAGTATGTCATTAATCAACTGTTCCTGGTTCCAGCCCATCACATCATAATTTTGACCGCCTTCTTTGAGATAAACCTCTGCGCGATAATATCGATGTTGCTCAGCCTGCTGCTCATCATTATCCATAGCAGCAAGGGCGAAGGTTGGCGAGTTATACCCGCGAAGCCTCACTTCATAAATATAGTTCAGTTCGTTACCCAGATCGACTTCAAGGCGAATACGATCGTCGGCAGCATCATTAATGTGGCTAATCGTTCCCTGCTTGTTGAGCTCTTCCTGAACCAGCGTCATGGCGGGCTGGATAACGTCGTCCATAAAGCGTTTCACAAGAGAACGCTTAGGCAGATAGGCGATATTACGCAACCTTCTCTGCCAGGGAATCGGGTTACGTGCAGCCGTCGGCGCAATAGTTGCCATGCTCAGGCTTTCACGCTTCGTCAAATCCCGTCTCAGGGCTTTTAACAGTCCGTATATGGATACCAGTAAGATCACTGAGAAGGGTAATGCACTCGCTATTGTCACCGTTTGCAGCGCGCTTAGCCCACCCGCAATCAGAAGTGCAATTGCTACAATGCCCATGAGCGACGCCCAGAAGATACGCTGCCAGACAGGGGTGTTTGCCACCCCACCTGATGCCAGCGTATCCACAACCATTGCCCCCGAGTCAGCAGACGTGACGAAGAAGACGATGACCATCGCCATTGCAATGAATGACAGCACGGAGGAGAACGGGAAATGCTCCAGGAAATTAAACAGGGCCAGCGCGACATCCTGCTGAACGGTATTGGCGAGGTCAGTCGCCCCCTGGTTCATAATGAGATAGATTGCGCTGTTACCAAACACCGTCATCCACATGAGCGTAAAGCCGGCGGGAACAAACAGCACGCCGGTAACAAACTCGCGAATGGTTCGACCGCGAGAGACCCTTGCGATGAACATCCCCACAAACGGCGACCATGAAAGCCACCATCCCCAGTACAATAATGTCCAGCCCCCCAGCCAGTTGCTCGACTTAGGTTCATACGCGTAAAGGTTGAACGTTTTACTAACCAGTTCCGAAAGATAACCGCCCGTATTTTCCACAAATGACTTCAGCAGAAGCACGGTTGGTCCCAGACACAGGACCAGAGCCAGCAGCAGCACCGCCAGGCCCAGGTTGAGCTCGGACAGGATGCGTATTCCCTTGTCCAGGCCGGACACCACCGAAATCGTCGCTAGCCCCGTGATGACAACGATCAGAATGACCTGCACCGTTTCATTGATGGGCACCCCGAAAAGATGATTCAAACCAGCATTCACCTGCAAAACACCGTACCCCAGCGATGTCGCAACGCCAAAGACCGTGCCGATAACGGCGAAAATATCTACCGTATGGCCTATAGGCCCATATATGCGATCGCCAATAATGGGATAGAGTGCGGAACGCAGCGTTAATGGCAGACCGTGACGGTAACTGAAGAAGGCCAGGATCAACGCCACGATGGCATAGATTGCCCATGCATGCAGGCCCCAGTGGAAGAACGTCAGGCGCATTGCTTCCTTCGCTGCCGCAACTGTCTCCGGGGTGCCAACGGGAGGTGAAAGATAATGCATCACCGGTTCAGCAACGCCAAAGAACATCAGGCCGATCCCCATCCCTGCCGAGAAAAGCATTGCAAACCAGGAGTGATAGCTGAAATCAGGCTGCGCATGGTCCGGGCCCAGCTTAATATCACCGTAGCGTGAGAGTCCCAGGAAGGTGACGCTCAGTAAAATGAGGGCCACCGCAAGGATGTAGAACCAGCTGGCATTCGTGAAGATTTGCTGCTGTAGAAGTTTAAAATTTTTGTCGGCAATATCCGGGAATACAGCGGCAAAGGCGACAAGAAGGAAAATTAACAAAGCAGATGTAAAGAATACCGCTTTGTTAATCTGGCTTTTGGACTGCTTTGGGATTGTATCATTTTCACTCATAATTATTCATTCCATTAACTTAGATCCACTTAAGATGACAGGCATTGCCTCTCATAGAGTAGCAAAAACTAGCAGTAAATGGGGCATATAATCAGAAGTCATGTTGTGGTTATATTCTCATATGCTTTCTCCGATTTGGTCTGCTGTAATACTCTCTCATCATAATTCTTGAAAGTCACAAGACTAAGGCACGTAGAAAGACTTAAATCAGCTTAGATACAGGAAATTTTTTATATAGCGTGCAAACTGCCACGTCATAAATTATTGCTACCTGCTTTCTTTCAACACCATTTGAAATGAGCCGCCCGGCCTGCGCCCATTGTTCAGCAGTTAACTTCGGACGCCTGCCGCCTATCCGCCCCTTTTCCCTCGCAACCGCCAAACCCGCCCGAGTGCGTTCCACTATCAACTCCCTCTCCATTTCTGCTAGAGCTGACATAATATGAAAAATGAAACGCCCCATCGGACTTGATGTATCTATACTGTCGGTGAGGCTCTTAAAGTGGATACCGCGCTGCCGAAGCTCGTCCACCAGAAGAACCAGATTACGCATGCTGCGCCCAAGGCGATCCAGCTTCCAAACCACCAGCGTATCCCCCTCATTCAGTGCCTTGAGAAGTTTTTTGAGTGCTGGCCGGTTTGCCACTGTTCCGCTCATTTTTTCTTCAAAAATCTGCTCACATCCTGCGCGTTCGAGCGCTTGTCGCTGAAGATCCGTATTTTGGTCATTTGTTGACACCCTTACATAGCCAATTTGCATATTTTTCACCCAATTATTTCTGCAAAAAAATCAGGTGAAGTTATCGGCCAGGCCGCTCAAGAGCAATCTATAAAACGTCGGTTTAGGAACATCAGCAACGAAGGACGCTGGCACCTCAAATGGCAATGTCATTCAGGTCGGCGGTTTTGGTATTGGGGCAGACTCATCATTAGCTTCTCAACTGGCAAGCCTGACAGATGGTTATCGTGCCGGTCTCTACCGTATACGTGGTGATGGTGCTCCCCCCTCTACCATCGGCGCTCCAGTTGGCAGCGGAAACTCTATTGTGGGACTGGTCTCAATCCCTGTGTATTCGACAGCTGGGTTCGGCCTCGCTTTCAATCGGGATAATATCTGGACTGGCGTATACGATCCGGCAAATCCAAGCGCGGCCACGTGGAAAAAGTGGTGGGGGGAAACAAACACAACCGTCGACACGAACGGCTTTATCAAGCGCGCCTCTCCGGTGGTTAAGCTTTTCGGAACGGGGGAGGTTCAATGCAATGAGGAGGCTGAGGGAGTGACTGCGTCGAGAGAGATGGAGGGCGTTTATCGCGTCATGGGGAGTTGCGGTCTTAGTCTTGAAGGGTGGACAGTCGAGATCCCCCAGGATATCAATGGCAACTTCCTGTGTTTCGTTGATATCACGTCCGAAGATGATGGTGTGCTGACTGTTTCAGTTTTCCGACGCCGTTTTGATGTGGAAACAGCGATGATTATCGCAGGCAATCCGATTGATATTCCGGAGGGACGATGGATAGACCTTCGACTAGAAATGCCTGCAGATTCTCTATTCAATCAGCGGATGAGCCAGGAGCCGGAGGTTTAGCGCCACCCTCTAATGCGCTGACGCGGATTGCCAGCATTTTGATTGCCGCCAGCGCATCGAGCAACATAGGGGTCTGATCGAGGTGCAGCAGGCCGCCTATTTCTTTAACGTATTCAGGATCAATCGTTTCAATTTGCTGAGATATCACCCCGCGCCGTGGGGTTTGCGTTTCATCATCCTTAAAAGTGAAGTGCTTGAACTCCATCCTGCAGATATTCAGCAACGCCTCTTCCAGATCGAGGTCATCACCGATGTTTTTCATAGTTCTGTCGGAAACGGCGGAAGTCATAACCTCCTTCCATGGTGCCCAAGCATTGGTATTAAACCCCCGGTAAAAAAACCTGCCTGAATCACTTTGTGTGGCATAAGGGAGCATAAATTGCGTTGATGCCCCACTGCTGCCAGCAATTCGGACATAGTTCTGAATATACCCGTATCCGCTAGCCGCAGGAGGGTTTACGGCATTAGTAAAGTTGATGAGGTTTGGAAACACGCCAGGATTGCGTGCGTCATCCAGGTTGATGGTGTTTGACGGTAACGCTGCTTCAATCAGGAAGAACCTGTAAGCATCCACCGGTCCTCCGAGCCCACCAACAACTTGTACGTTTCCAGCAGCTGTTCCGACGTCCTTTGTCGCGCTACTTCCCAAACCGAGGTTTGTGCGACTGCCTTCTGCCGTTGTTGCCCCGGTCCCGCCCTGCGCAATAGAAAGCGCAGTAGTGAGTCCTTTCAGCTCAGTGATATCGCTGTTTGCCCCCTTTCTGGCAAGTGCACCAATGCCCGGAATATTCACGGAAGCTCCGTTGATGGTAACAGTGATAGTTTGGTTCGCTGAGGTAGTAGCGAACGTCTCCCATGCACCGATATTCTCGTCATACTCTTTGATGAGCTGAGACATGGCCTGCGCCAGCCCATCAACCGAGATATTGTCTGATACCAGAATGCCGTATTTCTGGCCGCTGAGCGCCGGTGATGCAGCAGGCGTTACCGTCAGGGACGTGGCGCTGTTCACGGATGAAATCTGGAACATCTGGACCGGGTTAGACATGACAATAATCGTCTGGCCAGCGCGAACCTGGCTGGCTGGTGCCGTCCAGTTTGTGCCGGTGCCGGTTGCTGTATTTCCGTTAATGGCTATGGTGCCAGTGTTATAAAGCATATTTTCTCCAGGCAATAAAAAACCCCGCCGGAGCGAGGTTGATTTTAATAATAAATTTATTCAGACGTACATATCGGGAAGAACGGGAAGGCTGAGCGTCGTTATCGTGTTATTACCCCAAATTGCATACTGCTCGCGCCCAAGATATTTTCCTCCCTGAACTGAAGCTTTACCGTTCTGTATTTTTATTCCGAACATCCGATACACATACATGCCATTGACCATATGTACCATCAGACCAAACCTACCGAGCGGAACATACCCGCTGCCGATATTCACGGCGCTTGCTGAAGGTGTCCAGAGTTGATTGAGGTATACGAAAGGCCTTCTTGTCGTTGAAAACGTGCAGGCTCCTGCAGCGTTGAAGATATTGAGCCCTGTTCCTGGCTGCGGCGCTACGCCACTGGCGAAGATAACGATATCTATCGTGCCAGTTGCGGGAGCGTCATCGTTCGTGGACGGAGGGCTGAAGAACCTGACCGTGTTACCGTCGAAGTCAATCGTGTTACCGCTATTACAGCGCCCGAAAACGACATACTTCGACTTGTCGTATCCTGCTATGGTGGGAACCGCCCATCCCCCGGTCGGAACATTTACGGTACCCTTCCAGATACACTGGCCTGACTGTGTGGCGTTGGTGATCGCCAGGAAGTCGGTGCTGTCCCCAATAAGTAGGCCAACCCCACTTCGCTGACCTATCGGGAATATCTGCCAGACACTACCGGGAAACGTATAGGTACTGTCTCTTTCACTAATGCCCAGAGCCTGCATTCTCGCGTTTTGCGTAACACGACCACCAGAGATAGTGATGGAATTCATCTTATGCCACAGCCCAGAATCAACATAGGCGGTAGCATGCGGTATAAACAGCACCTGCGCCCCTGAAACATAACCATCGATGTCCACATACTTTGGTTTCTGGTAGCCGGTGTCGAAGCTGGCACCAAAAGACGGGCATCTCAGGCCCGCCGTTATCTCCATACGCTTCCCGCCGTCATTAAGTTCTATCAATAATCCTGTCGGCATCTTATGTCCATGCCCCCAGTACAATCCGGCCACCACCAGGAATGTTGACGGTTAAACCGTTGCCATTGATCACTGTTGTGTTGCCGGAACCATTGAAAGAAAAATTACCGTTTGTGGCGTAAATCGAACCGCGAACGGTGACGTTGTTGAAAGTCGCGTAGCCGGACTTGTTGATGTGCCAGCCAACGTTCCCGGTACCGTCCCAGGTTGTGGACTGGATGTAACTGCCGATTTTGGTGTTGTCGATAGTCCCTTCACCAATCACAGTATTTCGGATAAAGGTCTGCCCGTTCTGAATAACGAACGGAAGCGTAACGGTAGCTCCTGCCTGGTGTGTTACCGCGAAGCGGTCAGCCAGGAAGATAACCTGCGACTGCATCCCGGATGGCGTATTCTCAACACCAATTCCCATCCCAGCCGCGTAATACTGACCGTTGCTGGATAACCCGACCTTGATGCTGTACATCGCCTTCAGGTCGCCATTCACGTTGGCAATTGCCTCGGCATTAGTGGTAATAGCAGAAGTGTGACCATTAACGGTCGCCGTGATGCTGTTTACCTGCGTGGCCATAGCCTGCTGGTAGTCCGAAAACGTCTGGTTCAGGCTATTGATTGACGCTTTGTTGCCGTTCACGTCCGTCTGAATACTCAGCAGAGAGCGTGCCGTTGCCTCCTTCTCGTTAACGATCACCTCATCAATGCGGTCCAGCTGCGCGCTGTTACCGGCAACCGAAGCAGACAGAGTTTTACGCGTGGCTACCTGAGCCAGGTTTCCCTGGATAATAGCGATTGCCGAGTTCTTCACCCCGCCCGTCATGCCGTCCATGGACACACTGATGTTATCGATGCGCTGGCCCAGCGCGGTATCAGCCGTCGCCACGGTCTGCTTAAGCTCCGAGAGAGAAGACGATACATCTCCGACCGTGCTGGAAAGATCATTAACGCTGGTCTGAACCTTCCCGACGTCCTGGGCGTTTTTGGCAATATCCTTCGCATGCTGCTCAAGTTCATCATTGGCCTGTTTGATGTCGTCAGCCATGCCAGCAATTTTTTCATTGCTGTCCACTGCGTTCTCAAGCAGGTCTTTGAACGTTTCCGACTCTTTCATATCCTCCAGAATGTCATTGGTTATTTCGCTGACATCTATCGAGGACGTGCCCATGACCCAGTTGGTCCAGTCCCCGGCGTTACCGATACGGTCAATCAGGCGCGCGCGGTACCACTGGCGAACGCCGGCAGGCATGGGGCCATGCTGATAATCTGCAGCCGGGTACGGCACCAGGACCAGCAGTTCAGGATTGGCGTAGTCGGCAGTTGTGGCGCGCTGAATCTCTGTATAGGCCGTGTCGCCAGATCCATCCGGAAATTTCCATGTCAGGTCGATATGCCAGACCACATCTTCGGTCGCCAGGAAGTTGAGCGGAGTACCCGGTTTTCCCGTTTTACCGGAGAGATAAGTTGTTTCACCGTATCCCCATGGTGACGACGTATCCTGCGCATTCAGCGCCCGGACGCGAACGTCATAGCTGCCCGAATAAATGCCCTGAACCGAGAAACCCTGCGCGCTGGTAACCGGAACGTTTATCCAGTCCCCGTTGTCCTTACGCCACTGGGCAACGTACCGGATTGCGCCCTCTACCTTATTCCATGACACGTCCAGGCTTGCTACAGTCAGCCCCTGAGACACATGATCGCTCTCAGTCACCACGATATTCTTCGGAGCAGACAGGACGCTTATCGGCGTGACGGTGATCGAGGGAGACTCGACCCGAACGCCGTCATCGATGTAACGATATTTGTTTGGATCGTGCTGAACGGCCGTAATAGTGAAACCGCCTGTACTGTCGTCGTTAGCCGCGATTGAGGTGACCCTGAAGTACTGTATTGCGAGGTTATCACTGTCTATCGCCCAGACAGCGCCCGCCACAGGAACCTGACTGAATGCCGTAGCCACCGTCACCGTTTTTTTATCGGCGCTCACCGCGCTGATTGTCCGCGTCTGGGCTTTTCCGTCGGGAAGGTTAACCACCAGCCGGTCTTTCGCCGCGTAGTCTATTTCTCGATCGAGGGTAATCTGGCGGCCATTGACCGCGCTTATGCGGCCCCCGTTCTCCTTACCAGAGCGGAAAGGATCGGCGACACCGATAATTTCAGCGGGCAAAGGGATATAACCGTCCAGCCCCACGCCAAACGATACGGTCCCGTCTTTGGCATTGGAGAGCAATACCCAGCGACCGCGTCGGTGCGCTTCACTTTGCGAGGTGCAGCCGATTGCGGTCAGGGACGTCTGCCGGACGTCGTAACGTTCTACAAGCGTCGAATCGTAAACCCCCTCAACGGTATCGCTGTAATGGTTCTGCGGATCGGACCAGGACACCAGGCAGGAGCTGTAGCGATTCTTGTATGAGCCGCCCGCATAAGTAAACAGCCCATCGATAACGTTTGAGACGTTATAAACCCAGTCAACATCGTCCTGCGGGACGTCTGCCTGGACATAAATCTGATCGTTGCCCCAGAACGTTATTCCACGAAAGACCGCGGCGAGATCGTTAAGTACCTGCCAGGCATCCTCCTGGCTCTGAATGAAAACGTTGCAGGTGAAACGCGGTTCGGTGCCACCGGCCCCGTCGGAAACCATTTCGTCACAGTACTGGGCGATTGAATACAGCGCCCACTTATCCACCATGGACGCATCCACGCGCGTTCCCATGCCGTAAATTTCATCCAGAACCAGATCGTAAAATATCCAGGCGGGGTTATTGGACCAGGCCATTTTAAACCCGCCGGACCATGAGCCAGAATAGGTTCGGGTTGTCGGATCGTAATTATCCGGAACCTTAATCAGCTTGCCTTTTATCTTACAGGTCACCTTCGGCGCGCTGCCGTTGAACTGGCTGCTGTCCACTTCGACATACAGAAGCGCGGTTAAAGGATAACGAAGCTTGCTGTCGATGACTTCCGCATACGAAAACACCTTGAAGGCGTTAACCAGTTTCGAATTTGATCCGCTGGCATCAGCCGTAATACGCCTGACCCTGACAGACCAGCCGGACGTGGATTTTGGCAGATCGATACGGTGGTCACGCTGATATTCCGTCGTGGTCTTTCCGTCAAACTTGCCGTTTACAACCGTTTTCCAGGCACCGCCGTCCGTTGATAAATCGATCGCATACTCGGTGACCGTGCCCACCATATCGCCGTTATCTTTATAGAGATACTGGACCGGAAGACTGAGCTTGATGCGGATGGCATCCAGGGAAAGGTTGGTAAACTGGCGCGTCCAGGGCGCGGTGGTGGAGACAGTTGTGCCCACCGCCAGCTCGTTATCGACCTGGGGCATCCCGGCAATATAGGTCTGGTCCTGTGTGCCCTTGCGGAACTCCCATTTCACGCCGCTGAAGTTGTATTCCCCGCTGTCGTTTGCCAGCGGCGTATCGTTGAGAAAAATGTTCTGAGCGGTCAGGTCGCCCTGTATTTCCCCCTCAGAAACGGCAATGAGCATTTTTAATTTTGCGACCGACAGCAGATCGTCAGGCTGCTCAACCGGAGTATGCGAACTGCCACCTCCCCCTTTGGCACCCTGCAGGATGGTTTCTTGTTTAAGAAGCTGCATTTTCTCACCCATAAAAAAGGTGCCGAAGCACCTTTAAGTTAGTGGCCGCTGGCCTACTGCTGATCGCTCGAGTACATACCGGCGCTGACTATCGCTCCCCCTGCCTCGATCAGACCGTAGGCCAGGGGGACAGGATGCCCCATAGCGACCGTATTAACCGGCGCCCCGAAGGCGTAGTTAGGCGTGTTGTCCGTGCTGGAGGATTTACCCGCGCCGAAGGATGGCTGGGGCGTGAGCATCTGGACAACGCCAGCCAGCATCATTGACACCCCGACCCCGGTCAAAATTGACGTGGCGCTGATGGCTGTTGCACTCATCGCCGCCCCCCAGGCAGCCATACTCGCACCCGCGGTAAAGAATGCAGCGACCAGCGCAACGGCACCGACAACTATCTGCAGGACGCCAGAACTTTTGGCCCCCTCATAAACGGGCACGATCCGGTACACGCTTCCACCGCGGGTCATATCAAACTCTTCCAGCCCGATATTGTTGTCACCGTTAAAAAAGGCGAAACGGATCCCCTTCATATGAGCTTCCGACATATATTTTTTGAATCCGGGAACCTGTGAACACATGGCCCTGAGCATTTCGCGCAGATCGGCAACATCAAACTGAACGCGTTTACCGAATTTTTTAGCCATTTTCCCTTCGAGAATAAGCGTCTTAACCATGCATTCTGTCCTTATGCCTGACCACCCGGACCGTTCTGTCGCGATAATATTTTCCATAAGGCATTCGCGAAGAAAGGTGCCCGAAAAGATGATGGAGAATGATGTTGTCACCCACATATACCGCGGCGTGATTAGTCACCGATGCCTGCACGCTCATCATGATGATGTCCCCTGGCTGCATTGCACCGGCGGCAATCTCAACAAATCCCTCACGCTCCCAGTTGTCGTCGTAGAGCCGTTCCTTGCCGCTCTCCCACCATTCGTAAGGTACTGAATAGTTTCCGAGAACAATGCCGTATTCGCGGAGATAAAATTCACGGATAAGCGACCAGCAGTCGGCGTACCCCAGTACCCACTGCCGCCCGGCATAATCCCGGTCTTCACGCGGGGAAATCGTACAAAAATCCCCGTCCGGCCAGGACATGATCCCCCACTCAATCCCCGACCAGTCGCACTGGATCCGGTCCAGCTCCGAGGGCACCAGCCGAACCACATCCGGATGGGAATGAATGAGCATGATGATCTCACCGCGCGCGCGGGCAGCGAGCTGATCTTCCGGGGAGAGCGTGAATGTCTCCTCGGGCTTATCGGCAATGTTGCGGCAGGGAATATAGATTTGTTGCTGGCCTGACTGAACAATCAGGCCGCAGGCTTCTTTGGGGTATTCAGCAGCGACGTGCTGACGGATAGCATCCAGCAATTTTTCACGCATTTTTATTTCCCCTGCAGGTTTGCAGCCGGAAAACCGCCGAACGGCAGCGGCGCGTCCGGGCCGTGACGATCCTGACAATCCTGCCGGCGGCCGCCACAAACATCTTTCGACGGGTCATCGGTCGGTGTACCGTCTTTGGTAAAGTATTTCGTGCCGTTGTAATCGCATCCGGTCCCGCTTCGGTACCAGCCCCGCATACACCAGGTGCAGACAGGAGTAATCTGCCGTGTCGGCAACTGCAGGCTCTGAATATCGAAAGGAGAACACAGCTCGAAATCAACCTGTACCCGCGTCTCTGCGGTTTTAGCATTGACGTAAAAGAGCTGAACGCGCTCATCGGCCGGGCTGGCCCCCGGATTGCCGTTTTTCCAGTTGGCGGCATCGAGGTACTTAGAGAGCGTTGTGTGGATTTTTACTTTCGCCCGGACCATGTCGTCATACTCCAGGCATAGCGCCGTGACATAGTTCCCGACGTTCCCGACTGAGAGCGTGGGCGTCGGCTGGGAGCCGGTACTTGATAACTCCATACCCTTCAGTTCATAAGGATGAGGATCGTACTGGTTGCCCTGCCAGATTATGGCGGGCAGATTTTCTGCAGCGAAGGCTGCCCACCCCTCTTCCTGAATATTGTGCGCATGAAAACGCAGCACCTGATCCATACCGAATTCAGTGCCGTCGATCTCAATCAGCTGAATAACGCTACCGGGCTCAAGCTGTTGGATGTCTGCCGTAAAACTCATACTCCCTCCATAAAAAAAGCCGCCCGGAGGCAGCTTTCAGTGTTTGTCGAGAAAATCAGGGCGCGAACGCCTGTTCAAAAGTGAAGGCCACTGTGGCTTTTTTCCCGGTAGGGAAAGAAACGCTGAACGAATCGGCCTTCATTCTGAACAGCTTTTTTTCACCCCATGGCGTGGTCCACAAGAACGATTTAGTAACGTGAGACATCAGAAAAGCGCGCAGCGCAGCCGCCTCCTGTCTGGTGCCCGTCCAGTCCAGGTTCCACGTTTCCTGTTTGTCGTTGATCCCCATCCCCGCTATCTGTTTGTAGCCATCGCCGAACTGGGCCTGCAGCGTTCGAGCCGTTTCAGTGCCCTGCGCGGTTTTTCGCGTGCGCCAGGTAAATGTGTCTGTCACGGTGTCCTCCTCGAATAAAGCACGCCGCCTGCGGACATTTCTTTTTTCAGTCGCTCGGTGATTGTCTGCTGAACAATCGCCTGCAGCTGTTTCGCCGTCCCCGTGGCGTTCGCCTGATTTATGCTCCCGTCACTCCCCTGCTGGCTGATGTTCACAGGGGCATAAACACTGATCCCGCCCATGCCAGCCCCGGCTGCGCTCCCGCCGCCGACCAGACCACCCGAGGCATACCCGCGCATCAGGCGATATAGATTCGCCACGCCGATGCGACTGGTTGACTCTTTGGTGAAGACGAATTCCCCGCGGTGAACGATACCGGCTGGCTCGTACTTGCCGCCGTGCCCGGTAAAACCGCCCACGTCAAAACCCTGTGGCCGGTATGAAGGGACCGCGAATGACTGACCTGCAGAGGAGGCTTTCGCCCCGCCGCTCACCCAGCCCATTGCGCTCTGGATGGTGTAAGCCACCAGCAGCTGGTTGATAACAGACACAATCATTTTGAGGATTGAGCTGGTGAAGTCCCGGAAGCTCGCCTTCCCGGTTGTCGTCAGGCTGGTAAGCTGGCCCGCCAGCCCGCTGAACGTTGCCTGCGAAATCTGCTGAACTGAGCTGAAAACGTTTGTCGCTGAATCCTGATATTCGGCCCAGCCCTGTTTCGCACCGGCCAGCCAGTTAGCGCGCAGGGCATCTTCAGCCTCGAACGTCGCCCTTTGCTCTTCCAGAACCTTTTGCTGCGCCTGAGGGTTATATGAATAGCTCTCGCTGAGACGTTGCATGGTGGTTTGTCGCCCGGCCTCGCGGGTAGATAGCCCCTCAGACTGAGCCTGTAAACCCGCCCTGGCGGCTTTTTGCTGCTGCTCAAACTTCACGGCCTGGTCGGTCAGCTGGTTGAGCTTTTGCTGCCTGGCAACCTTATCGCCCAGGTCGGCCAGCTGCCGCTTGTACTCGAGCGTTTCTTCCTTGTGCGCAAGCAGGGATTTTTCCTGCGCCGTAAGCTGACGACGACCAGCCGCCTCCTGCAGAACGGCGAACTGATTTTCAGTCTGCCAGAGATCCTGCCGCTGTTTGCTTATGACGTCGTTTACGCTGGTATGCTGCTCGAGTGTTTTAAGCTGGGCCTGAAGGGTGAGAAGTTCAGCCTGCGCTTTTTCTTCAGCTTTGTCCCCGGCTGGCGTTGAATAGCTTTTGCCTTTCGGCGTTTTGGGATCCTTCCACTGCTTTTCAATCCCGGCGCGTGCTGCCGCTATGTCCTTTTCAGTCCACAACGTGGCGATGCCGTCTTTCGCATCCTGGCGGTTTTTAGCAATAAGCTGATTGAGTTTTTTCTCCGCAAGGGCACGTTTTTCTGCCGCCGTCGCCCCGGATTCAACCATCTGATTAAATTGCTGCTGGGTCCGGACGGCCTGTGTCTGCTGTTCCGTCCGCATTTTTTCCCTGGCAGCTGCCAGCCCTTCCTGGGCATATTGCTTATCGGCAAGATCGTAAGCCTGCTTCTTAAGCTCTACCTGCTGGCGCGCGTTTCTCAGCCTTTCCGCATCTGCCTTTTGCAGAACGTTGTTACCGGCATAGTCCGGATCAACCTTGAGATTGCCGGACAGAGCACGATACTCTTTCTCTGCTGCCTGCCATTCAGCAAAAGAGTCCTGGCGCTTCATCGCGGTGTCAGGATTACGCCCTATGCCCAGCATCGCATCCCACGCGCCTGAGGCCGCATTCTTCACCCAGTTCCAGGCTTTTTCGAGGGAGCCAAGATTTTCCTCAATCGCCCCGGCCCGCTGAATGACCGCATCAGAATACGCACGCATGGCAAGCTCTGATGCTTTCTGCGTATCTCCCATCTCCTGAGCAGAGGCAATCTGTTCATACTGCGTGGCCGTCAGAAAATGCAGCGAATCGTTGAGCGTTGTGACTGCATTAACCGGATCATCCTTCAGGCGTTTAAACTGGTTGATGGTTTCGTCGACGGCCTGCCCGGTGGCCTGCTGCAGCCTGGCAGCAACATTGCTCACCATGCTGACATCATTACCGCTAAACGCACCACTTCCGACAACCTGCGCAAGCACACCTGCAGCAGCATGCTGTGTGATGCCATTACCTGCCAGTGAGCGCGCCAGTGCCTGTAGCTGTCCGGACGTTTTCCCGGCGTAATTCCCGGTCAGGATCAGCTGCCTGTTAAATTCCTCGGACTCTTTGCTGCCGTCATACCAGGCTTTACCCAGCCCGTAAACCGCCGCGGCAATACCACCAACCATGCCGGCGATCCCAAGCCCGCGCAGCGACAGCAGCTGGTCTATCCATCCTGCCCGGTTTGCCAGCGTGATCCCGGAGCCGCGCAGTGCACCGAAGTTACCGCGCATGACCTCGCCGATCAGTATCCCCAGTTCCTGCCGCGCTGCGGCACTTTGCAGGCCCAGACCGTGCGTGGCCACTTTGGCAGCTTCGAGCTTGCGGATATAGACCTCAGCCGCATCGCTTGCACCAACCTGCGCCGCCTTCATGCGCAGCAACTCGGTACCGGAGAGTTTTTGCTCTGCGACCTGTTGCTTCAGCTGACTGAGGAATCGGGTACGCGCGGCGGCCGATTTTTCCTCTACGATCTGCAGCTCTTTTTGCCTGGCCGTGGTGCGGGAAATCAGGGCGAGATAATCCTGCTGGGTGATATTGCCCTGTGCCCTTGCCGCACGAAAGCGCGCCTGCACGTTCGCAAGCGACTGCGTTTCACCATTGAGCTGGCGAACGCCGTCAATCTGGCGGAAAAAGGATGCCGCCAGTTCATCCTGACGGCGGGCAAGCGCTGCGGCCTGTCCGTCATTTTCCCGCATACGCTGATTAAGCTCGGTCACGCGGCGGTGAGTTTCATCAACGGACTTAGAAACGTTCTGCCAGTCTTTGGTCAACCCTTCCGTTGCAGCAGACTGTCGGGCTTTCATATCTGCGGCAGCCGCCGCGCCAGCGTCGCCCACGCTCTTTAATGCCGCGCTCTGACGGTCCGCTGCACGCTGCATTCGCGCCTGAACTTTATCAGACTCATCCGCCATTCCTGTCAGTTGCCCTTTGATTCGGGCGACCTGCTCGCTGAAGGTGGCGCGGTCAACATCCAGCTTAATAACCAGATCGCTAATCTGCTGGGCCATATCGGATACCTCCTGTGATCCCCTCGGCGGCGGTCATCAGCGTGTCATCATCCGGCTCATCATCGCTGATGACGCTATCCGAAGGAGAAAGCAGGCTGAAATGTGCGGGGGTAAGTTCCGGATCGCGGAAGAAAAGAGTGGAGATGGAATAAAGCAGCTCTGAGAAATGCGCATCGAGCTGCGCGTCCTGAAAATAATGATCCCGGTAGAACTGGTGCCAGTCGCCCAGCTCACTGGAGGTCATTCCAGCCAGCATGGCGCGCCAGTCGGGTCGCCCGAACTCGCGCGCCAGATTCAGGACAAACTTCAGCTCGCTGGCAAGGGCTTTTCCGCCGTAACGGTTTCTGCGCTTTCGGCCTCCGTTGAGCCATCTGGATCGGCAGCGTTGTCATCATCAACCGGAACGAGCATGCCGGAGAGCAGCTTTATTTCCATTTCTGCTTTACCGATCGCCTCCGGCGGCCAGCCGCTAAGCACCTGCTGATAAAGCGTCTCCACATCCGTGCCAGCCGGATCGTTATGCCACAAAGACATCGCGATCAAACGCGCACCGCAGCGAATATTTGAGCCAATCAGCCTGGCCGTCATTTCCTGATCGCTGATGCCCTCGCTGTCAGCACTGACGGCCCTTTCCTCTGCGGCCATAAACGTGATGTACTCAATACGCTGCAGCGCCGACAGCTCGAAGATGGTCAGGGATTCTGTTTGCCAGGTGAACTTCTCTTTTTTCAGAAACATGCGTCCTTCCTTACGCTGCAATTACGGTGACTTTGCAGACCGCAACGAAATTACCGTCGCTGGTCATAACAATAATGTCAGCGGTGCCTGCCGCCACGCCGGTGACGGTGATCGCGTTGCCGCTAACGGTGACCGTTGCTTTTGCCCCGTCGGAGGTTGCCACGCGGAACGAGGTATCTGAGGCACTGGCAGGGTTAACCGTCACATTGAGCGTTGTGGTTGCGCCGACGACCACGCTTGCCGAGGCTTTATCGAGCGTAACGCCGGTCACGGGGATATTCGGGGTCCCGCTTTCTTCTGCCAGTTCCGGCTTGCCGGTATTGGTGATTTTCGCTGTACGGGTAATGACCTCTTTTGCCGGAATGGCTTTACCCAGGCTGCTGCACCAGCCGCGGAAAACGTCGACGGTACCGTTCGGGTATTTGATTTTGTAATAACGTACTGAGCCATCAATAAACCATGCGACAAGGTCTTTTTGCCCTTCTTCGCCCGGCTTCCAGGCGAGGGTGAACGAGGTATCGCCAGCAGATTTTGCCCCCTGGGCCGTCGCGTTCCAGTCGGCATCCTCGTCGTCGAGGTAAGTGTCGTCATACGATTCGGCGGTCATTTCGCCCGGCGTCAGCTCTTTAATTTTCGCCAGGCGGTTCCAGTCGATATCCGAGAGTGGGTTAGCGAAAGCGTTGCCCGTTCCGGTGTAAAGCCAGAGGGTGGTACCGGCACCTTTCACGGGGGCCAGCGGGTTTGGAGTAGGCATAAGTACCTCTTAAATTGAATAGGTGATTAAGTACGTGAAATCGACTGAACCCCAGGTGGCCATTTCATCATCCCGCTGATAGTCATAACCCTGCGGGGTGAACGTCTCGACCAGTTCGGTCAGACCCGGGATGAAGGCCATTGCCGGATACACTTTCTCTTCCATCCAGGAATCGAGCGCGCTGTCGGGGCTGGAGGCTTTAAGAAATACCTCGATGTGAACAACCGCCTGCCACGAATCTTCGTCAAGCGAATCGCCGGTGTACTCCGCGTCAGAAAGGTATACAGCCACGGCAGGGAGATCCTGCTCTTCAAGAAAAACAGGGCGCCCGTCAAACCAGGTGACCGTGTCGGTGATCTCGGCTTTCAGTTTTGCCAGAATGGCTGCACGAATTGCGCTGTGTCTGTTCATCGCTTCAGGTGGATCCTCAGTTGGTTTTTCAGGGCTGCGGAAAGTTCTTTGGGCATATCGCTTTCAATAAGGCGCTTTGAAATAGCGGTGAAGGCCACGGTGAGCGGTGTCTCAAGAGGAACTTTGACCACATCAATCGGATAACGGGCCTGACCTACGCGCCGCATGACCTGCCAGCGCCCGTTAGAGAGCTGTTGGATAAAAGCGTTACGAAAGGTATAGGGCCCGATTTTAAGGACGCTGCCCGCTCCGTTTCTGGCCCCTTTTTTACGCGAGAGCCGGACGCGCGCCGTGCCGAGCTTTATCGCAGGAAGATTACCGCGGTTGATTTTTATCGACGCGACCGGGCGATCGTGACGAGCCTTGCGCAGACGGGAACGCTGGCGGACCAGACGAACCGGAAGCCCCTTTTTCCGGTTATCATCAACTGTTGCTTCTTTCGCTACAGCTTTGCTCCCCTGGCTTATCGTTCTGCTGGCCACCCGGTTTAGTGCTTTTGCGGTTGCCTCAGGAACGATTAACCGGCTGAGGCTGTTCAGGTTCTGAATAGCCCTTTCCAGTCCTTTCACAGACATAGCGCCTCCTCATTCGAGATGGATGCGGGGTTTTCCGTTGAACATGTCATAGCGGGTAACGGTCAGGTTCTTACCGTCGTAGTCGACGCTGTCGTTTCGGCGTGGCTGATAAAGCTCAGAGAAAACCACCAGCGAAGTACCTGTTCCCGACAATGGTCCCATTTCCTCGAGTTGATCGGCTGGAACAACGTCATAGCTGCTGCCATTGATGATCGCTGTCTTTCCCATCTTTTTTATGGTGGCCGCGTCCATGCGCGCCGCCATCCGGTCAAAGGGGTTAGGCATTGATCTTAACTTCAACAACGGTGGTGTTTGCCCCTGCATCTTCCCAGGCGATGCCCGCGGCAACGGCGTCCGTTTCTTCGATCGTGATTTTGCCGTCCTTCAGATACACCTGCGCCCCGGCAGTAACCGCATCTGCGGATACTTTTGGCAGAAGGAAAACACCCTCAGTAAAACCGTCCCCGGTATCGCCAGCCGGGATATCGGTAATTGCCACCGCGATAAGTTTTCCAACAACAACCGGGTCGCCGCTGTGAACATCGGTTGCACCGCCGTTTACCAGAGGGATCGTTTTCCCGTCCTGCGCATAGTTCTTAGCCATAACTTCTCCATTCAGCCCCTTGCGGGGCTGGTTTCAGGTATAAAAAAAGCCCTTACGGGCGTCTGTTTGTCAGGACTGTTTTTTACTGACCAGAGGATTTGGTCATGCCGCGATAGTCCAGCGGCGCCACACCTGCATCAATACGCACTTTCGTGGCGATACCATCAGTGGTGAAGCCTTCCTGCTGATCGATGTATGGCGTGTCGACGCCGTTGAGATAAGCGACCTCGATGGTGTCGGTGCCCTTCGCGGCAGCCAGATACCAGGCTTTCGCATCAGCTTCATCCAGGCGTGGTTCGGCAATGACTTCTGCAAAGTTCTGGATAGGGTTAACGATCCCGGCATTGATGTCTGCACCTTTAACACTGGCCGACTTGATGGTCTGATTTGCCAGAGTTTCCAGGGCGACGGGCACCAGCATGTAGGCCGGACGGATATTCAGGGTTCGCTCCCCCTCCTTCTGCAGACGCATCAGCTTGCGCGATTCGTCCAGGCTGGCCACAGAAATTGCGCCCGAGCTCAGGTTCTTGTGATCGGCATGGAACAGCGCCTTTCCGTCTGAGAGTTTCGGGTTTTTGGTCAGAATGGCGTAAACCAGATCGCCAATCGTTGCTTTCGCCGCGCGCCCCATCTTCATCGGTACGTCGGTAAGCTGGTTCAGATCGTCGTTGATGATCGCCTGGCGGGTTACTGAGAAGATTTCACCATACGTGGCAAGCGCGATGGTTTCGCCTTTGTCACTGGTAGTGATGTACTTGTACTCAGCCCCTTCGCGAACCTGTCGCAGAGAAGGGAAACCACCCATGCCGACACGATGCGCCGTTTTGAAGTCCGACAACTGGCCTTTTTTGGTCCACTGTTCGAAGGTTTCCTGCGCCTCGTCCCAGCCCTGAATCAGCGCTTTGTTCGCAACATCAAGCAGAATGTTGCCAAAGTCAGAGGTGCTGTGGGTCAGCGCCAGGCCAACCATCTGCATCGGGTTGTAGCTGGCCACGCCGATACCTTTTTCAGTCAGGGCCATACGCGCATACTCGCGCAGCGTCATACCGTTATAAACGTTATCCCGCTCCTGACCTTCGAACCCGGCACGCGCCATCAGTGCCTGGCGAATACCATCCGCGACGAAGTTACCATTGCCCGCATGAATATGCGGCTGGGTGGTTTTATTGGACGGCGTGGCCGTTTTACCGAGTTCTGCCAGCAGCAAATCTTTCGCCTTATCGACGGAACAATCAGGGTCGGCCACACACTGATTCTGCAGTTCCGTGTGCTTATTGCCGAACATGGCAAAGAGATCGCCGATAGCGTTAACACGGGCTTTCTGCTCAGCCAACACCTGCGCGCGGATCACATTTTCATCCGGTGCCGGGTCTGTTTTTGCCTGCGGTGCCTGAGGCTGGGTAATAACCGGGTCACGCTGGGTAGTGTTGCGCGGCGGGGTGATCATGTTGCGAATGCTTTTTGGCATTTTTTCAAATTCCTCAATACGTTTTGAATGAATACAGGCCATAGCCTGAAGGGATGGTGTCACCTGGTCGGCAAAACCCAGTTCAAGGCACTCGCTGCCGTTCATCCAGGTTTCGTCCTCCAGCATTGCCGCAATTTCTTCGGTGGATTTTCCGGTTTTCTGCGCGTAAGCCGGGATAAGAACGGATTCAACCTTGTCGAGAAGATCCGCATAGTCGCGCATATCGCTCGCGTCACCACCAGCAAACCCCCAGGGCTTATGGATCATCATGCAATGGTTTGAAAAGAAGTCTTTGAAGTTACGAAGTTTTTTTTATCACTGTGTCTGCAAAGACATTAAACGCAATACACGCCGCAATACACATAAGTGGTAATGGGATTAAGCCTTAGTGAAAGTCATGGAGGGTTTGATGGTTAGCGGTTAGCGGTTAGCGGTTAGCGGTTAGCGGTTAGCGGTTAGCGGTTAGCGGTTAGCGGTTAGCGGTTAGCGGGAAAACTTGAATCAAAAAAAAATGATAACTGGCATACATAACTTCATAATTTATATCCATAAGATGGTAAATTTTTGCATACATTGTAGGATACTCAAAGGCCCCTTCAAATGCCTTAAGCAATTTAGGATAAGGTAAGGCGTAAAGGGATAGAGTAACTAAACATGAGAATAATTTATCATGGCTAAAAACACCGGCAAGGCTTATGAGGAATTTGTAGGAGCTATACAACAAAGCTTGATAGCAGCCGAAGGCATGTCCCATGTGAAAAATATAAAAGTTGAAACAAATAAGAAAATAATAGATAAAAATGGTATCGCAAGACAATTTGATGTTTATTGGGAATTTGATTTAGGAGGGTACGTTTACAAAACTGTAATTGAATGCAAAGACTATGCCTCAACCATTACAGTGGAAAAAATTGATGCATTTATCGGTAAAACAAATGACATCCCTGGATTAAGGCTTATTTATGCGACGAAGACAGGTTACCAGAGTGGAGCCAAAATAAAAGCTGAACAACATAAAATAGATCTTCTTATAGTAAGAGAAGCTGACAACAGAGAATGGACCGCTTCAGATGGAACGCCCTTAGTTAAAACTATACAATTAAATATTGTAGCTCTTTCAACTCCAAATATAACTTCTTTCTCTCCTTTTGTTGACGCTAGCTGGTTAGAGAGTCAACAAGATATAAATGTTGATATCATAAACGAAAAATTTAGCACAACATTCAATAATGAAATATTCATTACCGATGAAGAGAACGGAAGCAGAATTTCACTATATGAGTTAGCCAATTGCTTGGTAGCGAAAATTCCCAACATCCAATATGGTGAAGGTAGCTACACTGAAGAATTGAATAATTCTTACCTTGAAACTAGCACGGGTGATTTTAAAATAAAAATAAAGGGTTACAAGCTTGAATACACCTATAATAAGCCAATAACAACCACATCAATCATTGATTATTCCAAAGAGATATTAGGCATAGTTGAAAAATATGATACCGGAACTAAGCAAATGGTGTTTAGAAACGGAAAGGTTAAATAATGCTAACCAGCCTGGATATGTTTCCAGGCTGACACATTGAATTTTTTCTTGATGATATTCCTGCTGGATATGACGTGGTAATCTACAGCGTTTTGTTACATTCTGCTTTCCCCATGGTCTGAATAGATCGCAGCTAACGCCTTTTTCAAATCGTAAATTTTTTTCTTACAGCTGCTGCCCGGTAGAGTCTCCGTCTCTTTCAGACGTTTCGATATCGTCTGCCGATGAATTCCGGTTACAGCCGCAAGCTCGCTGATCGTTAGTTTTATCAGCCTCATAACACCTCATGATGATGAACAAAAAACATACAAACCATCATCTTTGCCATTTGGGCGGAATTTTAACATATATAAATCAGAAAGTTACCAGATGATGATGATGTCAATAGATCCGAAAAACTAGCCGTTTCCCGCGATGCCGCCGCCCCGTGGCAGGCATCCCCGCCGGGAGTACCTTTTAAAAAAGGGCAGCATCTGCCGCCCTCCTGTCGTCATGCCGCCCCGCTCGACTTCACCATGCCCCGATAATCCAGCGCCGCCACGCCAGCATCGATACGCACCTTCCATGCAATACCGTCCACAGTGAAGCCCTCCTGCTGTTCCAGATACGGCACGTCCATTCCATCCAGATATGCCACCTCGATAGTGTCGGTGCCTTGCGCTGCAGTGACGTACCACTCCTTGTTGTTGGCCTTGTCCAGTCGCGGCTCAACCACTACCTGCGCCATATCCTTCACGACGTTGATAATGCCTGGGTTCTGGTTCAGCATACCGTTCTGGTCTACCGGGAACAGCGAAGATGATGACAGCACAGCTCGATTGGCTGCGCCTTCCAGCGCGGCAGGCACAAGGATATAGGCTGGGATAACATTAATAGGATCGCCGTTCGCATCCTCCTGCAGACGCATAGCCTTACGGGCCTCATTGAGTCCGTCTGTATCCATCCCTTTAGCGATGAGGTTTTTATGGTCGGCGTGGAACAACGCTTTACCATCTGTGAATTTGCTGTTGGCGGTCAGTTGCAGGTAGACCAGATTGCCAACCGTTCGTGCGGCGGCACGTCCCATTGCCTGTGGAATGGTCGTGAGCTGGCTCAGGTCATCGTTGATAATGGCCTGGCGTGTAACAGAGAAGATGTTTCCATAGGTGGCCAGCGCGATCGGCACACCGCTGTCGCTGGTAGTGACATATTTGTATTCAGCACCTTCCGGGACTTTATCCAGTTCTGAAAAACCATTCAGACCGACACGTTTAGCCTCATGGAAATTCGACAGAGAACCGGTCTTTGTCCACTGCTGGAAAGTTTCCCCGCTGTTCTGCCAGCCAGTCAGCACCGACTTTTCAGCACCACCAGCCAGGATATGAGAGAAATCACTGGTGCTGTGCGTAAATGCCAGGTTCACGATCTGCGAGCGATTCCCGAAACCACTGACGCTGATACCACGATCCACCAGCGAAGCCTGCGCCATTTCAAACAGACTCATCATGGCGTAAGGGTTTCCCCTTTCGGCGCGTTCGTGACCCAGACGGGCAAAAAGCCCCTGGCGGATAGCATCGCCGGTAATGTTGCCGTTACCTGCGTAAATGTGCGCGTTACTGGTTTTATCCGATGGGGTCGAGGTCTTACCCAGTGCCGTCAGCAGCATGTCTTTTGCTTTTTCAGGCGTGCAATCCACATCCTCCAGACACTGCATCTTGAGAGAATCATGCTTGCCGCCGAACATGGCAAACAGATCCTTAATCCCGTTGATGCGGTTCTGTTCCGGTACAGCGCTACTGGTGGAACCTTTCGGGCTGGTGATCATCCCTTTAATTTCTTTTGGCATATGCTCAAAATCCTCAATTCGTTTTGACTCAATACAGGCCATTGCCCTGACGGCGGGTAACAATTCGTCAGCAAAACCCTGCGCTACACATTCGCGGCCATCCATCCATGTTTCATCCTCCAGCATTTCCGCCAGTGATTCGGCTGATTTACCCGTTTTGCGTGCATATGCCGGGATCAAGACACTTTCGACTTTATCCAGAAGTTCGGCGTAGTCGCGCATGTCGTTGGCGTTCCCACCAGAAATTCCCCACGGTTTGTGAATCATCATGAGTGCGTTTTCGGGCATAACGATACGGTCGCCAGCCATTGCAATAACTGACGCCATAGACGCGGCGAGACCGTCGATCTGCACTGTGATTTTTGCCGGGTGTTTATTCAGAAGGTTATAGATAGCGATGCCGTCAAAAACATCGCCACCGGGTGAATGAATGTGCAGGCTGATATGGGAGATATCGCCCAAGGCTTTCAGGTCTTCGGAGAACTGCTGCGCCGTAATACCCCAGCCGCCGATCTCTTCGTAGATGCTGATATTGGCGCTGGTGCCATCGCTGGCCGCTTTGATGGTGTACCAGCCTTTCATTTTTCACCTTCCGTTACAGCGAAGCCATTTTCATCAAGCCATGCGTTGACTGCGTGCCGGACTACCTGTGCCACTCCGGGCAATGGCTGGACAGGAAGATTTTTCAGATGATCGTTACGGTATTGCTTAAGGCGTACAACGGTCTGCGCGTCCAGATGTACGGAGCCGCCTTTAGTCTCGCCAGTGTTTAAATCGTTAATGTCACTCATGATGTCCTCTACTGTATAAGTAAACAGGTTATGATGATTGATCACCAAAAGTGGTAAGTAAACAGTTTTTTATCTGAAAAATAGATTTATGATGGAAAAAATTTTTTGTATGGTCTTAGATTGGAATAAACAGAAAGGTTAAAAAATGGATCTCACTCGTAATGACGAACTCCTTTTGAATGATGCAGCTAGACGCTCATTTCGGGATATGGCAGACCAGGATTATCTCTCAGCTCGTCTGTGTTATAAGCAT